AGGCATGGTTTCTAAAAGTTTGGCAGAAATTAACCCCATGCTTGGAAAAATGTTTGGCAGTTTAGGCGGACTTATTGCGGATTCTGTAACTAACTGGCAATCATTTAGCGGCCAGGGTTTGCAAATGGGCGGTGATGCCATGGCCTTCCGCAAAGCAGTAGCAATGACAGGCATGAGTATCCGTGACTATGGTACGGCATTAGACAACAACAAAGCCGCATTTACCTTGTTAAGCGGAAACATGAGCCTGGGTGCTACAGCATTTGGCAACTTGTCAAATTATCTAACTGAAAGTTCTAATAATCAAGTATTTCAACGATTGGGAATGAATGCCAAAGATGTTAATGAAGCATTGGAAATTAGCATACGAATGGAAGGTTCCAAACGCTTGGGAGCAGAAACTGAAAAAGAACGCATGGAACGTTTTTTAGAATCAACTGCTAAACTATCAAGAGAGATGGACGAAACTGCTAAACTTACAGGTATGACTCGTCAAGAGCAGGCAAAAACTATACGAGCGGCTCAGGAAGAAGTTGAATATCGTGCGGCCGCACTGTCTTTCAGAAAGAATAATCCAGAAGGCGAAAAAATATTAGGCGGTATAACTCAATCAGCCGCAGGCATGGGGCCAGCAATGGAACGAGCATTGACTATGTCAGTTGCTAGAAATGGCCAGATATCGCAAAAAATGTATCAGGATTTACAAAATACATATGGTAAAGAAGTAGCCGCACAAGTTGTAGAAATTGGTCGAATGGCCAACAGCACAAACAAAGACGTTCAAGCTCAAGCCATAACATCTACAAAAACTTTGCAAGTTAATGCTGTAAAAGGTTTAGAATACATGGCAGATTATCAAAAGCGTGGAATTAATGCTGATAGTGCCATGACACAAGACGCATACAAATATACATACACTCTAGCTACCGCATTACAAAAATACAAAGATAAAGGAATGGGAGTTGAAGAAGCGGCCGTGGCGGCTTCAGATGATATCAAACTACAACAGCAAGGCAAATTGATAGAAGCATTAGAATATGAGGGTCAGAAATATAAACGAGGAGAAAAAGATCCACGTACAATTGCTACAGATTTAACAACTGAAGCACAACGACAAATTACCCTGTTTGGTACTAACCTTAACAAAATGGTGGACACTATCAACGGTAAATTAACAATGACACCGGGAGTTCAAGATACCGCCAACTCGGCATTAACTGCTATGCGCACTCCGTACAAACAAAATATCAATGGTACCAATGTTGAGGTAAGTCCAATAACAGCGTTATCAACTAATATAATTAAAAAGTTTGACGAATCGTTAAAACAAGCCGCAGAAACAGACGCAAAGATTGTTCTAAAGATCGAAGATGTTGTCAAGAAACTAGAAGCTCTATTTGGCAAAATCACCATGAAAGCTGACGGAACAAATCCCAACAAAGGCAAAAACAACAATTGGTTCCAATCAGGTCCTCAGATGTCTATATGGGCTGAAGCAGGCAACGAAGCCATAGTAAACGAAGCTGATGCAAGTCAATTCATAATGGACAACATAGGAATGATAGGAAATTCAGGTGTTAATAGTCCCAGCATGAACTCTTTAATACGCAATATACCTGCACAACTCAGCAGTGTTGCCACTGCGGTCAATGCCAAAGTTGAAGAAGCAGTTAATACTGCATCCAATCAATCTGATGTAGTGGGCTCACTAGAGGAGATAAGTAAAGTGATGCAGATTGCTGTATCGAGCATAAAAGAAGTTGCTCAAAATACCAAAGACACAGCCAAGAATATTAAAGGGTTAGGTTTTAACCTTGCTTAAGGACCACATATAATATGAGTTGGAAGAAATTTTTTACACCAGTACCTGTTGGTTCACAAGGCCGTAGTCCGATTGGAAACAATATGTCTGGCCCAGGTATGGGTCCTGCTAAAACAAACTACTCTAGCTACTTGCCAGATGTTTACAGTGGCAGTCCAAACCGTATAGATCGTTATAACCAGTATGAAACTATGGATGCAGATCCTGAAGTCAATGCGGCATTAGATATTTTAGCAGAATTTTGTACACAAAAAAACAAAGACGGACACAGTGCGGCTTTTAAAATTGAATGGCGTAGCAAGGCTACCAATAGTGAAACAAAAATTCTTAGTGAATACTTGAATCAATGGGTTAAATTACAGCAATTTGATGTACGTATTTTTCGCATCTTACGCAACACATTTAAATTTGGCGACAGTTTCTTTATACGTGATCCAGAAACACAAAAATGGTTTTATGTTGATCCAAGTAAGGTAGTTAAGATTATTGCCAACGAAAGTGAAGGCAAAAAGCCAGAGCAGTATGTTATCCGTGATATTAATCCCAACTTTCAAAATTTAACAGCAACGCAGATAGCTCCTAATCTACGAGATACCAATCGCGGCGGTTCCAATACAAATGCGGCCACAGGCGGCATGGCCGCACGTGGTATGACCGGTGCATATCCGACTAGCGGTGGTTCGCGCTTTGACAAACAAGAAAACGAAGTAGCAGTCAACGCTGAACACGTTATACATTTGAGCCTAAGCGAAGGCTTAGACAACAATTATCCATTCGGTAACAGCTTGTTGGAAAATATCTTTAAAGTTTACAAGCAAAAAGAATTATTAGAAGATGCTATTCTTATCTATCGTATACAACGTGCTCCTGAAAGACGCATCTTTCATATAGATGTAGGTAACATGCCCAGTCACTTGGCCATGGCGTTTGTGGAAAGAGTCAAAGACCAGATCCATCAACGTAGAATTCCTAGCCAAAACGGTGGCGGTCAAAACGTGATCGACAGTGCATACAATCCTTTAAGCATTAATGAAGACTACTTCTTTCCTAAATCAGCAGATGGCCGCGGTTCTGATGTTACAACATTGCCCGGCGGTACTAATTTAGGCGAGATTGACGACTTAAAGTACTTTACCAACAAGCTATTCCGTGGTTTACGTATACCAAGTAGCTATTTGCCAACAGGTGCAGACGACAGTAATAGCAGTTACAATGATGGTCGTGTTGGTACAGCATACATTCAAGAACTACGTTTCAACAAATATTGTGAACGCTTACAGGCATTAATATCAACTTCGTTTGATATTGAATTTAAACGTTACTTGCACACACGTGGTGTTAATATCGATGCTACATTATTTGATTTACGATTTAATGAACCATTAAACTTTGCAAGTAGCCGTCAGGCCGCCCTAGATACCGAACGCATTAACACATTTAATACCATACAAGCTATACCATATGTAAGCCATCGTTTCGCCTTAAAACGTTTCCTGGGCCTAAACGAAGACGAGATTGCAGAAAATGAACGCATGTGGGCTGAAGAACAAGGCGAAGGCAGTGCAAATGCTACCGATAGCGCAGGCGAATTACGTAGTGCAGGCCTAAGTGCTGGCGGTATTGCCGGAGATGTCGAAGGTGCAAGCGATTTAACTGCACCAGAAGGTATGGAAAATCCTGCGGCACCTCCTCCAGGTGCAGAAGCACCAGCCGGCGGAATACCACCTGCCGCATAAATACAAGATGATTCTTAGAGAACTTTTTAATATGTCAGATGCTGGTCGTAATGTCAACGACATGAGATACGACCCCACGAGAGATCAAAGTGTCATGCGTAAATCTGATACACGTAAAACAAGATTGACTCTATCACAAATTAATGAACTTCGCAAAGGTAGCGAAGCACATATACTAGAACAAGAAAACGAATTAGCTTTTATTAACAAAATGTACGCTAAACCTCCGCCGCAACCGGCATAATAAGTTTGGTTTAGTAAAAATGGCCTAATTTTACACTATATCAGCAGGTATTTTGCTGATACGTGTAAATATCTTACAGCCTTGTAATCATATTCACAGGAGACAAACATGACTGACCGTACACAATTCGAGCAAATGCTTGAGGCTTTGATCAGCGAAGATCAACAAACAGCCAAAGATATATTCCACAACATCGTAGTAGCAAAATCTCGCGAAATCTACGAAGAACTTCTTGCAGAAGAATTTGGCAAAGAAGACAAAGATACCCCAGATGCTGACAAAGGTATCACAGATGATGCTGACAAAGATGACAGCGAAGATGACTTCAGCGATAAAGACAGCACAGACGACATGATGTCTGATGTTGATTCTGACAGTGATGACAGCGATGACAGCAGTGATGACAACAGTGATGAAGATGTAGAAGATCGCGTACAAGATTTAGAAGATGCTTTAGAAGATCTAAAAGCAGAGTTCGAACAGTTAATGGCTGGCGAGCAAGGCGAAGAACATGCCGACGACATGGGCGATGACGACATGGGCGGTGACGACATGGGCGGCGAAGAAGAGCCAGCAGGCCATGACTTTGGTGCAGAGCCAGGCATGGAAGATGAAGGCATGGATAACGGCCAAACATTGAATGTTAAGCATACATTTGCAGAAGATGACGAGCGTTTAATCCGTGAGTACATTGAAAAAGTTGGTACAAATTGGGAAAGTTTTAACCCAACAGAAGGTGGGCACGTTGGTGCACAAGCTGGTTCAGTAACTGGTTCAACAAATACTAAGAGTATTGTTGCTGGTAAGAATGATATGGGCGGTACAGCAAGTAATATTGCACAAGGTCACGTTGAAGTTAAAGGTGACCAAGGTGCTCGTTCGTCAGTAACAGGTAATGGCGTAATGAGCACAAACGTAGTTCCTAATCCAAATGCTAAAGGCAACATCAACGTTCCTGGTGGCAAAGCTGGTAAGACAGGTTTCAAGACCCAAGTTAAAGGCGGCGGAATTGATCGTCAAGCTGGTTTCAACAAGCCAGGTGGCATGTCCGGAGCTGGTACTGGCGAACTAGGCGGCCAACGCGGTGAGCAAAACACCAAAAGTACTTTGAACGCACGTAAGTAATAAAAAGAGACTATACTACAATATGTCTTTACACCTCCGAGAGAATCTCAGTTTCAACGAAGCAAAAATGGTTGTTGAGTCTGATGACAAAGATGGGAAAAACTTGTACATGTCCGGGATTTGTATCCAGGGCGGTATAAAAAACGCCAACCAGCGTGTTTACCCTGTTAATGAGATTGGCAAGGCTGTCAAAACCCTTAATGATCAGATTCAAAACGGCTATTCAGTTCTCGGGGAAGTGGATCAT